GGGGATCCGTAGGGCTGCTCTTATTTCACTTTTTTCCGCAGACGATGAAGAGATGCTTGCCGCAAAAACTGGTAACTGGTGGGAAACAAATCCACAAAGAGGCAGAGCAAACAATTCAGTTGTCTTGATGCGGCACTTAATCACTAAAGATTATTTTATGAAAATTTGGGAAAGGGTAAAAGAGTCAGGTTCTGGTGAACCTGGTTTTTATTTTTCAAATGATAAAGATTGGGGCACGAACCCATGCTGCGAGATTGCTTTGCGTCCATATCAGTTTTGTAATCTTACAGAAATTAATGCTTCTGACGTAGACTCTCAAGAAGAGTATGAAAATAGAGCACGCGCAGCTGCATTTATTGGGACACTTCAGGCAGGATACACAGACTTTCACTACTTGAGGGATGTCTGGAGACGTACAACAGAGAAAGACGCGCTAGTTGGCGTATCAATGACCGGTATCGCCTCAGGAAAGGTGTTAGAGTTGGATATGAGCGCGGCCGCGGCAGCAGTTAAAAAAGAAAATCGTCGCATTGCAAAAGAAATTGGAATCAGGCCGGCCGCACGTACAACCTGCGTCAAGCCTGCAGGCACTACTTCTTTGACCTTGGGCACGAGTTCTGGCATACATGCCTGGCATAATGAGCATTATATTCGCAGGCTGAGAGTTGGAAAAAATGAAGCGATATTTACACACTTATTGATTCACCACCCAGACTTAGTTAAAGATGAGTATTTTAGGCCTCATGACACTGCAGTGATTGAAGTTCCACAACGAGCGCCTCAAGGCGCCATTACTAGAAACGAAAGCGCACTGCAGCTTCTTAAGCGCATAAAGAGAGTCACTGAAGAGTGGGTGCGCCCGGGCCACCAGAGAGGCCAGAACACTCATAATGTTTCTGCAACTGTATCAATAAAAGATGCAGAGTGGATTGATGTTGGCGAGTGGATGTGGGACAACAGATGTTTTTATAATGGCTTGTCGGTGTTGCCTCATAGCGATCACACGTACAAGCAAGCGCCTTTTGAAGATTGCTCGCCAGAAACTTATGAGTTTCTATTAGATAAAATTACTCAATTAGATTTAACAAGAGTTGTTGAAGTTGATGATTCTACAAATTTGACTGGTGAGTTAGCTTGTGCAGGTGGAGCGTGTGAAATAATTTAACATTGTTGTTGATTTTTTTTTAAGTGTGATTATAGTATTTTTACTCATAAGGAGGATGAAATGAGTGAGATGACAAAAGAAGAGTACGTTCTAGAATACATTAAGGCTTTTAAAGCCATCGAAGACGAAATGGAGCCATACAAAGAGCACAAGAGAGATTTAAGAAAAAATTACGCGCAAAATCGTTGGCTGTCTAAAGACGAAATGCGACAAGCGGTGCGAGCCTATAGGATGCTGAAGAAAGGAGATGATATCTCTGAATTTACAAGCTTCTTTAATAAGATTAGTGGCAATATTACTGGAGACTGAAAATGAACCTTATTCCAGCTAACAAATATCTTTTAGTCGAGCCCGTTGAAGAGAAAGAAGAGAAGGAAGAATTCTCTCTTCTTCTACCAGAGGGTGTTGACATCAAAACGACAAACCCGCACGCTGTTGTGACTTTGCTCAGGGCTAGCAGCACAGAGTGGGCAGACAGAGTTGGTATGAATTTAGTATGTCCACGACATAGTGTCGAAAACTTTGTGTTTAAGGGAGAAACCTACTATTTATTACCAGAGAATCACATTATAGCATATTTTTAAGAAAACATGGATTTAAAAGAAATAAAACAAATAATTCAAGAGGTTAGAAAAGAAGCAGATATTTTTCTTTTTAGGCCGCAAGCCCTCAAAGAGGGAGGCTTTTCAAGAATTAGGCAGATAATGCTTGGTACTGTTCCGACTGTTGACACAGTAGCGATATTGACAGCTGAAAACCCTGGTGGACAGCCTGCCACGCCGCAGGAGAACAAGAGGCTAATGAACTCTTTAAAGTCTTCTTTGCAGTCTTTGCAGGTAGGATATACTGACATTGGTGGTTCTTTTGGAAGCCCAGAGAAATCTGTATTTATCACAAATATATCACGAGACGATACGTCTACTCTAGGCGAAGATTTTGGTCAAGAGGCTGTGATCTGGGGTCAAAAAATGAGAGGGGACGAAGACAAGCCCTTCTTTAGATTTGAATATATAGAGGGCCACAACACCATACAAACTCGCGATGTTAGCTTGGGTGGCCAAGAAATAGAAGATAGAGACGACTTTTATTCTGAGAAAGGTGGCAGGAAGTTCTTCATACCATTTTTTGACGATGACTACGAGCGCGCGCGCCCCAAAGATTCTGGTAGAAGAATATCATTTGAACCAGAAGAGCTTGATGAGAGCGCAGAGGTTTTAAATCTTGTTGAATCAATCAATGATCGAACAAAAAAACTAATGCAAAATAGTAGAACAGCGAAGTCAAAATGGCACCATAGAAACATGCTGCGTTTTGAAATTAACTCTTTAGATAAGCTGATTAAAAGAAAGATCTAAATCATGAATTCAGATAGAATAGAACTATACGATGATGGCATTGGCTTTGTCGAGTGTGTTGATTATATGGGCAGTGATCTGACCATAGTAAACAGTGCTCGTGTTTCTTTTGGAAAGCACAAGGAAGAACTAGACGATAAGGACATTAAGCTTATAAACTATTTAGTGAAGAACAAACATACTAGCACTTTCGAGCACAACGTTATAACTTTTAGAATTAAGGTTCCTTTGTTTATACGCTCGCAACACATGCGACATAGAACATGGTCTTACAATGAAATTAGTAGAAGATACACAGAAGAAAATATACAATTTTACGCACCTTCTATGTTTAGGTCACAAAGCAGAAGCAACAGGCAAGCAAGCACGGAAGATCTTATTAACCCGGTGCTAAATACAAACACTGTACATGGTGGCAAGTCTGTCAGTTATATGGTTAAAGCACATAATAAGAGCTGCATGCAGCTTTATGATGCCTTGTTAGAGGGTGGAATTTGCAGAGAGCAGGCTCGTGGAGTCTTGCCACAGTCAATTTATACAGAATATTATGGAACAGTTAATCTTAACAACCTACTTAAATTCATAGACTTAAGAACACACGCCGGCGCCCAGTGGGAGATACAAAGGCTAGCCAGCGCAATGCTTGAGATTGCAAATAAAAAATGGCCAATTGCTATCAAGAGCTATCAAGAGTGCAGGAGATAAAAAAATGAAACTAATTTTACCACTACTTCTTATTGGAACAACTATTGACCTTCCATACGACACAGAGAGGGAAATAGTTGTTAAAAAGATAGATACGATACACTTTGTTGAGCATGAGGAAGAAGAAGCAGAATATATTAATTTGCTCTCTTATTACAAGGATGACCACCCGAGTTATGAAGAAATAAAAGTAGAGGCAATATCAAGCTGTAGATATAGAAAACCACACTTAGTTGATGAGGGTGTAATTGATGAATTAATATCAATTGAAAAATCGTTTGATGTGCCGCCCACTTTAAGGGGTATGCTCCTGGCCGCGGCCTGTCTGGAGAGCGGATATAGCGCAACAGCAAAGGGCGATAGAAAGTTTAGCAAGTCTGGCAAAAAGCCAATGGCGTTGGGAATTCTGCAGATGTGGAAGTGGTGGGAGCGCGCATACGACATAGACAGAACCAATGTTAATCAAGCTGCAACAGCTTGGATGACGCACATAAAAAAATTACTGCCAAAAGTTAAGAGACAGTGTAAAAAAACATCAGATAGGTCATTGTGGATCGCAGCGTGGGTTACGGGGATTAGAGCGCCTAAAGACGGGGGCAGGTGCAATGAACGACCAACCCACTACAGGCTTCTAAAAAAATGGCACAGAGAGATTAAAAACAACAGAGAAGAGGTTATAGAGCACATAGAAGCACATGAGGATGGATGTTAGAGCATGTTTATAATTGGACAAACATTGCTGTCGGCACTAGCACCACAGCTAGCAAATTTGCGTTTGACAACAACTGCTATCTAATTTACAACTCTCTACCCAACATAAGACCGTTTATTAAAACAAAAAACGAAAATGGCGAGTTTGAACTAGAAGAAGATTTTTGGGCTAGAGTTAATTACCTTCATTGCCTGCGCGGGATGAACCCATTTGGCAACAACGTAAAGAGTTTGCGTTTAGAGCAAGATAACAAATTAAAAATATTTACAAAAAATGAAAAGATTTTTCAAATAAAGTTTGAAAACTTGACTTTGTTTAGTTTAGATAATATTTTTGGTCTTCCTGACGGATTCAAAGAAGAGGTAGATTACTATCTAGCATATGACTGGTATGATGTTAAAAGCGGCATGGTGCACGACTATAGCTTTTTAGAAGATAAGCTGGATTTTGTCCACAAGGTAAGCTTTTATTTGTCTTCAAGAATAGATGGCAACAAAAACAAGAAAGACTTGGTAGCGGTTTCGAAAATTAAAAAAAGCTTGTTAAATGATGTACAATACTCTACAGCCATGTCCAGATTAAAAACAATTAGTATGATGAAGCAAGCTGGAATAGAAAAGCCTGATATACAATTATGGAAAAGAGATATATTTCCAATCAAAAAATCTAATTATATTGTTGACAAGAATATTACATATTACGGAGAGTAGTGAATACACATCTTGCTGGAGTCATACCTGTCGCTGGTCAGGCACTAGATTTTAATATGCCATGGCATGACGCTCTCATGCCGATCGGCCCTGACTATCTCATGGTTGAGCGAAGTGTGCTGGAGTGCGCATATGCTGGCTGTAATACAATTTGGATAGTTTGTAATGACGACGTGCAACCTCTGATAAGACACCGAATTGGAGAGGTCGTGCAAGACCCAGTGTACGTAAATCGAAATTATGAAAAGAGAAGAAAAGAGCACAAAAGACCAATAAGAATATATTATGTTCCGATAAACCCTCGCGATGTTAATAAGAGAGATTGCTTGTCATGGAGTGTAATTCATGGCGCAGAGACGGCAAAAAAGATATCCTCGTCTTTAAGCACGTGGTTGACACCACAAAAGTTTTATGTATCGTGGCCATACGGATACTATGATCCTTCTATTTTGAGGCAAGAAAGAGATACACTAAGGTCTTCAGCTGATCTTTACTTAAGTACTAAAAATGGTGGTGTTGAAGAGGGTTTTTATAGCGGATTTAGTTTCAGTTTAGATTATTTAGAACAACTTAAAGAGCAGGTGTATCTGAAGTCAACTGGACTGCGCTCGCAAGAGAACAACGGAGAGAAGTTGCCATTGAAGGAGAGGTTTTCATACCGCTTCTTTTCCTTAAAAGACGTTTTTGATGGTTTAGATTTTAAAAAGCACAAAGTACGTGTTCTTGAAGACTACTTTAGTCTAGACAATTGGCAAAGCTATTGTGAGTTTTTATCACAAAATCAAGATGTGCAGCGACCACATAAAATAATATTTAGTTACAAAGAGTGGAATGAAATTGGGTTTGACGAGGAGTGAACAAATGGACATATCTACGGCGATTGGAAACACGCCATTAATAAAAATAAATGACAAGCTCTACGCAAAGCTTGAGACTTACAACCCAACTGGGAGTATAAAAGATCGAATAGCTTTGTACATTTTGTCAAAAGCTGAGTGGAGAAAAGAAATAAAACCAGGCGATACAATTGTTGAAGCAACCAGCGGGAATACCGGTATTGCTTTTTCAATGCTGGGGGCAACAAAGGGTTACAAAGTTAAAATTGTAATGCCTTGCAACATGTCTGAAGAACGCAAACAGATGATGAGGCTTTTTGGCGCAGAAGTGGTTGAAGTTGGGCCAAGCGATTTTGCTGGTGCTATTGAACTAAGAAACAAACTTGTTAACAACAACAGTGATTATTGGTCCCCACGTCAATTTGAAAATATTGACAACATAGAATGCCACGAAATAACAACTGGCAGAGAGATAGTGAGGCAGCTGATTGTTGAAAGAAAAAAAGATATTGGAGCGCTGATATGCGGCTCAGGCACTGGTGGGACAATAATGGGTGTTAGGAGAGCCTTAGTCAAAGTAAATAAAAACGTTAAAACCGTACTAATAACACCTGAAGAAGACTCGAAATCACACGGAATACAAGGTATTAATGACGGCGCTGACTTTTTGGTTGAAAGAAGCTTGGTTGACGATGAGATTAAGGTTTCTACTGAAGATGCAATACACCGCGCCAGAAGATTAGCTAAAGAAAGTGGTATATTAGTTGGCATTTCTGCTGGCGCAAATATACTTGGCGCTGAAAGATGGGTTGAAAATAATCAGTTTGAAGGCGTCGCTGTCACTTTTCTGTGCGATCGTGGCGAAAGATATATGAGCTTGTTTTGATTTTATACTTTCTAGGCAGTTCTTATAATGATATAGTCGGAGGTAAAGATGGAAAGAGCTAGCAGTAAAATTCCTTTTGTTGGTTTGCACGCCCATAGCGTCGCAGGTTCTGTTTTTGATGGGTTTGGTTACCCACAAGATCACATGGACTTCGCGTATGAAAATGGCATGGGCGCGCTAGCGCTAACAGATCATGGCAACATGAATGGGATGTCATATCAAGTTTTGCACGCAAAGAAGATGAAAGAGGAGGGCAAGAGTTTCAAACCAATTTTTGGTGTTGAGGCGTATTTTGTCTCCAGTATTGATGACTGGCGCGAAGAATATGAGAGAATTAAGAAAGATAAAAAGGAAGCTAGAAAAGTTATCCAAAATACTGATAAGGTTGAGGCCGAAGACGAGCAAGCTTCTAAAAGCAAATCTAAAAGCAAAATTAATTCTTATGGGCACTTAGTTCTTATAGCGATTAACCAAAAAGGTCTAAACAATATTTTCAAGATTGTTTCTGACTCTCACCAGGGGGATAACTTCTACAGAAAGCCTCGACTAGACTACAAAATTCTAAAAGAGAACAGTGAAGGCATTATTGCCTCTTCAGCGTGCCTAGGCGGCGTGTACGCACAGGACTATTGGAACAACAAGGACGCCGGCGACGAAGCTGTGCTGGAAGCCATGAGGTTGACAACTAAAAATATGGTTGATTGCCTAGGCGATCGCTGGTATGGTGAGCTGCAGTGGAACAATGTCCCAGCTCAGCACGAGCTAAATCAATATGTCATTAAAATGCACGAAGAGTTTGGAATTGAGCTTATCTCCACCGCCGACTCCCACTATCCAAGCGCTGATGCCTGGAAAGACAGAGAGCTTTACAAAAGACTGGGGTGGCTAGGTAAATCAAAAACTCCTGAGTATCTGAAATCGGAGCTGCCTGTTGATATCGATGAGATGGGCATGGAGCTTTATCCAAAAAACGGTGATCAGATGTGGGCTTCTTACAAGAAGTATTCCGAGGAGTGTGGAGTTAGTTATAACGATGATTTAGTTTACGATTCGATTGTCAAAACACACTGGATTGCGCATGAGGTGGTTGAAGATTTCATGCCTGATGACACTGTGCGACTACCTGGATTTATAATCCCAGAGGGTGAATCTGGTGAGCAAACTTTAGTTAAAGAGTCTATCGCAGGCCTGCGCAAGATGAAGCTGGCAGACAAGCAAGAGTATATTGATAGGCTTAAGCACGAACTTAAAGTGATTAACAGCCGCGGATTTAGTAAGTATTTCTTGACTATGAAAGCAATTGCTGATGTGGCATCTGATAGCATGCTCTCTGGTCCTGGTCGCGGTTCAGCTGCCGGCTCGCTTGTTGCCTATGTTCTTAGGATTACTCAAGTTGATCCAATCAAGTACGGCCTCTTGTTTAGCCGATTCTTGAGATCAGATGCAAAGGACTATCCTGACATTGATTATGATGTTAGCGACGCTTTTCGACTGAAGGAGATCTTAGCTGAAAAGTGGGGTGAAACAACTGTTGTGCCTATTTCCAATTTCAATACTTTGCAGTTGAGATCTTTAATTAAAGATATTAGCAAGTTCTATGACGTTCCGTTTACTGAGGTCAACTCTGTAACCAGCCGAATGGTTAAAGAAGCGACTCCAAAAGCAAAGGCAAAACATGGCATTAAAGCTGGTGTGTATGCTCCAACTTTTGAAGAGGTGATGGAGTATTCAGAATCACTGGGGCGGTTCCTAAAGAAGTATCCACACATCAAGACCCATGTTGAAGCTTTGGTTGGGCAAGTCCGCTCCACAAGCCGACATGCTGGCGGAGTTGTTATTGGCGAAGATCTAGATAAGCACATGCCTCTTATTTGTTCTGGCGGCGTGGTGCAAACTCCATGGTCTGAGGGCATGCACGTCAGGCACCTTGAGCCTCTTGGGTTTATTAAGTTTGATCTGCTAGGCCTTTCAACATTAGAAATGATTCAATCTGCGATTAGCCATGTTTTAAGAAGACACCACAATGTAGAGAATCCAACTTTTAAAGAAGTCAAAGAATATTACGATTCTACGCTACACCCAGACGTAATTGACTTAGAGGACAAAAATGTCTATAAAAACATTTTCCACAAAGGTAAGTTCATGGGTGTATTTCAGTTTACAAACGCTGGGGCGCAAAGACTAGCGAAAAAATCAAAACCAAATGATATTATTGATATTTCTGCAATTACGTCTATTTATCGCCCCGGCCCTCTGAGCGCTGGAGTGGACAAGTCTTACGTCAAGGCAAAAAGAGAACTATCTGATGTACAATATCTTAATGATATTGTTGAAGAAGTCACAAAAGAGACAGCTGGTTTTCTAATTTTTCAAGAACAGATTGCACTTTTGGCGCACAAGCTTGGAAAAGATATCTCTCTAGAAGAGGGCAATAAGCTAAGAAAGCTTTTGACGAAGAAAGGAACAGGTAAAGGTGCTGAAGAAAAAGAAGATATCAAAAGAAGATTTGTTGAGGGCTGCCTTGATAAGTCAATCGATAGACAAACCTCAGAATCACTCTGGAGAAATTTTGAGTATTTTAGTGGGTACGGCTTTAATAAGTCTCATGCTGTTGCTTACAGTATCCTTTCTTATCAATGTGCTTGGCTACTAAATTATTATCCTGAGTGCTGGACAGCTGCTTTTCTAGATAAAGAGCCTGAGTCAAGAAAAGAGGCTGCTATAGCTTTAGCTCAAAAAAATGGTTATTATATTGAGAACATCAACATTAATACTTCAACTGAAAAGTGGGAGATTGGCGATGATGGAGTTACTTTAATCCAGCCGTTTAGTTCTATAAAGGGCTTGGGTAATAAAGCGGTTGAGCAGATTTTGAAAAACAGACCATTTCATAAAATTGAAGATATTATTTTCAATAAAGATGTCGTACATTCCAAGCTGGGTAAGAAAGCACTCGATGTGCTTTGTCGCTCCGGCGCGCTGGATTCGATCATTGATGAGCGCTTTAATGGCTGCAAGCACTTTTGGATGTCTTGTGTGCAAGATAAGCCAGCGAACCCCAAAAAGCTTGCTGAAAATATTGAAAAATATTCTCCAGAGGCAGATTTCACTGTTGAAGAACGAATTGACTTTGTTTCAACGCTCACTGGCATGTTTCCGTTTGAGCTTGTTCTAAACAAGCAGGTGCGCGATTCAATTAGTAAGTATCAAGTTCCTGCCTTAGGCGAGTGGGATAACAAACTAGGAGTGGCCTGGTTTATTCCTAGAGAGGTTATTCCTAAAAAGACCAAAAATGACAAGACATATTGGATTGTTAAGGTTGTTGATGACACATCAACAACTAGTGCAATTAAGTGCTGGGGCATAAAAGATAATGACTTTATTCACCTTAATCGTCCCTACGCGGCAAAGCTAGATTACAGCGAAGACTGGGGCTTTAGCACTCGTTCAATTAGTCATAACTTTAAATTATTGGGATAAGAGATGGGAAGTATAAAAAGAACAATGGCCAGAAGAAAGGCCAAGAAAGCTAAAAAGAACTTGAAGCAGCAAATGATGTTGTTTGACAAGTTAGGCACAGAGTGCAGTGCTTGCGAGAAGCCTTTTGACAAAACCTCAAAAGAATATGCAATGCAGTGGAAAGTTGTTGTTAGAGAAAAAGAAGAGCTAGTAAGGTTGTATTGCCCGGAGTGTTGGGATAAGGCCTCTAAACTGGTGAGGGCAGCTGAAGAAGATGAAAACTAACGAAGATGAGTGTTATGATTGCGGCTGCATGTTATATAAAAGCTGCGAAACAAAAAAACAAAAAAAAGAGGAAGAAAATGATTTTAGAATACAAGAGAAGGGCCGGCGCGAAGTGTCCGGATCGTGCAAACCCGAGTGATGCAGGATTAGACGTCTACTATTGTCCGAAAGATCCAAATGTGAGTGTCACTACCCTTAAACCGGGTGAGAACAGTCTTTTGCCTACCGGCTTGAGCTTTGGTGTGCCACACGGCTACATGCTCCAAGTTTGTAATCGATCAAGTATGGGGGCTAAGCGCTCTCTCATTGTCGGCGCGCACATTGTTGACAGTGGCTATGATGGAGAGGTGTTTATTGACCTGCACAATATTGGGAATGAAGTGCAACATATTGCATCAGGCGATAAAATAGCCCAGCTAGTTTTGGTGCCAGTTATACTATTTCGAACATCACTCGTTGATAAAACCCGAGATCTATACAAAGACAGTCCAGATGGTTCCATGGTGACTGTATCAAAGCGAGGTTCTGGCGCCCTAGGCAGCACTGATAAAAAAGCCACTACAACAGGCTTATGCCCACCAAGTACTGGAATATACTCTGATTCTCTGGCAGACTTGCATGAGCGTGATGTGCGTGGTGATGACAATACCTTGAACGGCATGCCAGTTGGAGGATTTTAATGTTTGTTGATTTGTTATTATATTATTGTGGGGCAGCTGCCCTTAAAAGCTCTAGGAGGTTGATGTGAGAAACAGTTATTCATTTGATGACGTGCTTTTGGTGCCAAAATATAGCGACATTGAAAGCCGAAAAGAAGTAAATATTGGAAATAAACTAGGAGAGGGTATTAATTTAGACTTGCCTTTAATTTCCAGTCCTATGGACACAGTAACAGAAGTCGAAATGTTATTGAAAATGGATTATTTTGGCGGACTAGGTGTTCTCCACAGATACAACACTGCAGAAAAACAAAGCAACCTTGCAATTGCTTGTAAGGAGCGCGGCGCAAAAAACGTCGGAGCTGCGATTGGCATGACGGGTGACTACATGGAACGCGCCCACCGCTTAGTAGAGAGCGGCGTTAACGTGCTTTGCGTTGATGTTGCGCATGGCCATCACAAAATGATGGAGGCCTGTTTAAAGACTTTAAAAGACAAGTTCCCTAGCGTGCATGTTATGGCTGGCAATGTTGCAACACTTGAGGCCTTCGATGCACTGGCTCAATGGGGAGCAGATTCTATTCGTGTTGGTATTGGCGGCGGGTCAATCTGCTCAACTAGGATTGTGACCGGCCATGGTGTCACTACACTACAAAGTGTGCTAGACGTCTCTAGAAGCGAGCACGATGCTAAAATTATTGCCGATGGTGGAATTAGAACAACTGGCGACATGGTAAAGGCATATGCCGCAGGAGCAGATTTTATTATGGTTGGCTCGCTGCTAGCCGGCACAGATGAATCACCGGGAGAAGTGCACACAAATATTAAAGGGTTGAAATATAAATCATATAGGGGAATGGCATCCGCAATGGCCCAAAACGATTGGAGAGGCAAGACCTCTACGCCCGAGGGTATATCAACAACAGTGCCTTATAAAGGCCCAGTTAAGAATATTTTAAGAAATATTAAAGGCGGCGTGCAAAGTGGGTTTTCTTACTCTGGCGCACGAAGTATGAAGGAGCTGCGTGCTAATTCTGAATTTATTGTACAGACTTCTGCCGGCGCCGCAGAAAGTTCAACTCATATTTTAGCGAGGTCAAGATGAGCGATCCCACAATACCGGAGGTATCCAACAGAAAAAAGTTCATGTTTTACGACAGCGAGCACAGGCAGGCCGCTTTAAGGGTCAGGTGCCAGTATGATGGAATCAACCAATCTCAGTTTTTTAGAATGATGATCAGTGGATACTTGGAAGGCGATGCTAACATTGTTTCTTATATTGATTCGTTTAAACAAAAACACAACATCCAAGGAAAAGCTAAGAGAGCTTATGTAGAAAAAATGTATGATAAGCGCCTAGATATTCAAAATAAATTTGCTCTAAACGAAGAGGAGATTGAAAGTATATATGATATTTTAGAAGAAGGAGATTCTGAAAGTTGAAATGCTTGGAGGCTTGTAAAAGGCTAGGTGTCTCTTGCCCAAATGAAGATTGTAGATTGTGGATATCCTCTGAACACGAGTATAATTGCATACAAGAAGCTCTCGAAGGAAAAGACTATTTAACCCTAAGAGAAGTTGCTGATAGAATGGGCATGAGTTTTGTAAGAGTAAAGCAATTACAGGATGTTGCTTTAAATAAAATTAAAAATTCATTTGAGAAATAATGGTACTATTTATAGTGTAAAAACCAACGCTATTTCTTTACGAGGAGAAAAAACATGAAAAAGCTACTTAAAGAATCAGATGTGCGACGCATGATGAAGTTTGCCAATATCGGCACTCTCTCAGAGAGCTTCCTAGATCGGCTAGAGGAAGAGGAAGTTGAAGAGGCGATGTACGGTAATCGCGATGAAGAAGGTATGGGCGAAGAGATGGATGCCGATCCGGATATGGACGCTGCTCCTGACATGGACGATGCTCCTGACATGGGCGACGCTGATGCTGGTGATGATGTAGACCCCGCTGTCGCCAAGGCAACTGAAGCTGTTGTAGCGGCTGTTATTGATGCTCTAGACGCTGTTCCTGGCGCTCCCCCTGTGTCCATGGAAAAGGACGCAGATGACGCAGAGCCCATGGACATGAAGGGCGATGATCCTGACCCCATGGACGAGGAAAGCCTTGAAGAGGAGGAGATTGATGAAGTCACTTCCGCTTTAGACGAGGCAGAGATTGAATTAGAAGAGGACGCTCTCTCTGAAAATGAGGAGTTTGTAAACGAGGTTGCTCGCCGAGTGGCGAAAAGAATTTTAGAAAGTAGGAAGAAATAAATTAATGTTAGGTTTTTAAAGGCGACAGAGAAATCTGTCGCCTTTTTTATTGGAGTTCAAGTTGGAAAATAACTTTTGGGACATGTTTTTTTGGTTTGTTGTCGGTGCACTTTCACACTCTTTTTTGTCAAGAGTGTTTGGCGTAGCAAAATCTGTTCCTATAGTTAAAGAAGCAGCACGTTGGTCTTTTGTTGGATTGAAAACAACTCATGATGGCATAAAGTCAGCGCAGAGATATAAGCACGCAAAATTAAAAGATAGCGGCTTAAGCAAAGACGAGCTAGCGGCGATTGAAAATATGGATGAGATAATTCTAGATGAGTGGAAGAGCCTATCAATTAGAAAATTAATCTTTACCTGCCCCCCTAAGTACAGGGCGGCCCTAGGCTTCAACGACTGGCGAAGCGCAGAGCAAATTATTAGAAAATAGCGAGGTTAAAATGTTTGCAACAAAAAAAGACAAAAGCGACAAGAAGAAAAAAGAAGAGGAAGGAAAAGAAGAGGACGTTAATGCTCTTTTCAATAAGCTAGCGCAATCTATGTCTTCTCAAAGTCTACGAGGCATGGCGATATATGGCGATATCAATGAAGAGTCTTGTTCTGAGGCTGTATTTGGCTTGCTGCACTTAGACAAGACTCGCGATTTAGTCAATGCGGATCCAGAAGATCCAGACTCAGAATTAGTTGAGATTATACGTCCGATTGATTTTTATATTTCAACTCATGGCGGCCAAGCAACAGAAATGTTTTCTGTTTACGACACCATGCGAATGATTAGAGAAGAAACCCCAATTAATACATATGGCCTAGGCAAGGTTATGTCAGCCGGCGTCCTGCTGCTAGCGGCAGGTACAAAGGGAGAGCGAAGGATCGGTAGAAATTGTAGAGTTATGATTCACGGCGTTGTTTCAGGCCAACAGGGTCACCTTCAAAACCTAGAAAATGAATTTGAAGAAGCAAAGTTAACTCAAAAGCTTTATATTAAAGCCTTAGCTGCGGAAACAGACATGACTGAAAAGTATATTAAAAAACTCATGGATAGACAAACTAATGTTTATCTAGATGCTGAAAAGGCAATCGAATTGGGAATTGCGGATATTGTATTCTAGGGGACTATTTATTGTATGCTATTAAAAGAAGATAAAATTAACGAGGTTGTAGAGAGATTCTATTCAGAAAAGCCACTTCAGGATTTACTGGAGTTGATATCAGAGCAGATTGACAGCGTAGCGCCTTTTTTAAACAAAAGCAATAATCTCAAGCGCTTAATTAAAGAAGCTGAGGAGCGTGTGATTCGTTTTCCTAAAATCAAGATTACAGAAAGATGGGGAGAGAAGAACAATGAAGATAGAGAAATTCTAGAAACGCTCATGAGCCGAGTTAAAGGAGGCACAGTTTCAGAGAAGATATCAAGCGTTAATAGCTTTCTTAGTTATCAACAGAACTTACCAGTGCCAGACATTTTGTCCAACCTTATGTTCGTTGAGATTTTCTCAAATATTATTGAGGAGTACAATGCGTCGACCGCTGGTTTTCTTTTTGAAGCTTTTTTGGCCGGCCTGTTTTCAGGGTTGCAGATTGCAGATCCAGAGCAAGTTGGCGCTGCCCCTGGCTCTTTGCCGATTGAAGACGTAACCTTAGCTATTCAGAGGAAAGACCAACCAGAAGACGAGATCGTACCATACAGTCTGAAGGTTCTGAGTCCAGGCACAGACCTTAAAGGTAGTTTTAAAAATATAGTTGACTACTTCGCAAGTGGTCGTCAAGATAATATTGTTTACTTGGTAGTAACAAAAGCTGGCGAGGGCACTCTCTTGTTTAACGAGTTTACAATTACTCAGCAAAACTTTCTAGAGTATATTGGCCACGAGGTCTATAAAAGGGAAAAGGTTTATAAGCCTGTTGAGTTTTCACCTAGAGATCTAATGGAACCCAGAAGAACTAAGGCAGGTGAGAAGTTTCAACTTACAAAAAAGTGGATGCAAAGTAATCGTGTCAATCGGGTCACAACTGCAGATGGCCAGCCGGCCCCCGCTTTACTAGACCCAGAACAAAAATATGTTGCCTACCAGTGGGGCGGCGAAAAAGAAGACTTTAGGATGGTGGCAGCAGGTGGCCTCACTGCCAACGCAAAGAAGCTGTACGGAAGTCAGGAAGTGTATGACAAAGCACTATCAAAGAAAGACGGAAATGATTTCTGGCAGTATTTGTCACAGACCCCTGGCTACATTAACGAACAACAGTTTCATATCAGCCCTGAAAACTATCGCAGGAGATCAGATAACCTAGGCGCGCTTGACTTGTATCCACCAAAGCTTTTACAACTAGGCAATAAGTACGCAGAGGACTTAGGTGCTGGATTAGTTGACCTCTACAATGCCGTCTCCGATCTTTCTATTAATATTAACAAGTATTTTATTGCCAGTGATAAGATGGCCGGCATGTCTGCAATTAGAAACGCAGAAACTATTCGCAAAGAAGCTAATGAGATTATTGAAGGCGAGGCTGAATCAGTCGCCGCAAGCCCTCAACCACAAGCTCAGCCACAAAGAAGGACGAGGGCGCCAAGGTCTTCAGTTTCAAGCATGTCTTCGATGCAAGGTACTCGACAAAGAGCTGAAGAGTAGTTAAAAAAATTTAAACTTTTATTTGATTTAAATTATAATGTGATTACTTTACAAGAGAGAGGTGTGTGTGTCTAAACAATATAGTGAAGGCGAAGATTTACAAAAGAAAATCGTCAACGGCGTTAATATTCTCGCCAACAATGTGGCATCAACTTTAGGACCAAGAGGAAGAAACGTTGTTCTTCACAAGAAAGGTTCAAATCCAGTAATTACAAAAGACGGTGTTACCGTTGCCAACTTTGTTGACTTAGATGATCCTTTTGAGAATATTGGCGCACAAGTAGTTAAGCAAGTTGCATCAGAGACAAACAATGTTGCTGGTGATGGTACAACAACCTCTACGGTGCTAGCTCAAGCATTGCTTAATAACGCCTTAAAATACATCGCTGCAGGCATTTCTCCCGTTGAATTAAAGAGGGGTATGGACAAGGCCGCTGACGAGGTAGTAAGGCGCGTTAAAGCAGCTTCTAGGGCTGTTGAGACAGAAGAAGATATAAAGCATATTGCTACCGTCTCCGCAAACGGAGATGTTTCAATAGGTGAAATGATTTCCATGGCTGTTGATAAGGCCGGCCATAATGGCTCAATCTCCATTGAAGAAGCTAAGTCTATGGATACTAGCTTAGATTTGATTGAAGGTTTCAGCTTTCAATCTGGTTATTTTTCAAGCTCCTTTATCACAAATGAAAAGAAGCATGCTATTGAGTATGACAATGCTCTGCTGTTTGTTACTGATTATAAAATTGACAATGTGACAGAGATTTTACCTGTGTTGGAGTTGGCCGCGCGCGAGGCAAGACCATTGGTCATTATTGCAGAAGAGGTCGAAGGTCAGGCCTTGGCAGCGATGATCATGAACGCAACTAGAGGCACCATGAAAGTTGCCGCTGTAAAAGCACCGGGCTATGGAAATGAGCGCAGAAGCATAATGAAAGATCTTTGTGTTTCAACTGGCGCAACTTTCTTTACTAGGGAGTCTGGTAAGAAAATGGCTCAAGTTAAGCTGGTGGACTTTGGAGAGTGCAAAAAAATTGAAGTGTTAAAAAACAGCACAATTATTGTTGGCGGCCTAGGTGACGTCGAGATGGTCGACAAGCGAATTGAGTCTCTCAAAGAAGAGATAAAACAAACCGAAGATATGCGAGAGTGCGAGCTTATACAAGACAGAATTACCAGGCTAATTAGCGGAGTTGTTGTTATCAACGTTGGTGGCTCAACAGAAGTCGAAATGTTGGAGAAAAAGCACAGGATAGAAGACGCCCTAGAAGCTGTGCACTCTGCACTGGACAGCGGCATCGTACCGGGCGGAGGCGCAACTTTAGCTAGGCTAAGTAGTGTCGATGTTCAAGTTGACAGCAAAGAACAAGAATACGGCGCAGAGATAGTAAAGAAGTCGCTAGCAGCGCCCTTAAGACAGATGGCTTGCAACGCCAATCTTAGCGCAGACATCATCATTGACAAAATCCTACAAGAAGAAGAAGAATACGGGTGGGATTTTGCAAATAATGAGTTAACAAATATGTTTGATGAGGGTATTATTGATCCATCAAAAGTCACTATCACAGCTCTTAAAAATGCTGTTAGTGCGATATCTACCCTTATTACTACCGGACATGCAATAGTGGAGAAATAGACATGAGAGTACAAGTTACATATACAATTCCTCTGGAAGAATCTTTAGATAAGTCAGAGGAGTTTTTTAACGAAGCCTACGAGCAAATCAGTGAAGTCTTTACTGAACTTTCAAAAATTAAAAGCGAAGGCGCACTGCAAAAAAGCCCAGTGCACACTCACCAACAATTAGACTTAATTAGAAAAAGCTTATATGATCTAGATTCTAAGTTTAATAACACAATGAGCCTCATTGCTGCTTATGCAAGTCAGCTTTCACAGGCTGACGACAAACAGCAGCAAGTAGATATGAGCGCGTTACAGCAGCAAATAGGTCAACTACAACAAGCAACGAGCGAGCATGTTAAGTCCAGCCAATAAGGGAGACTTAGTGCATGTTCCAGAGCAGACAACGCTATTAAGATTTGGTGAAAAAAAGTCTGTCAAGAGGTTTTATAAAGTTGACCGTCCAGTAAGTCTCTTGGTGATTAACGAAAGTAGTGAATATTATAGTGTGCTATATGATTCCGAAGTGTGGCACGTTAAAAAAAACGAGGTAAATAAAATTGGTTAAGTTAACAGAAATAATATCATATGTGTCCCATATTGGCCACGGAGTAGATGCAAAGAATGAAGTGACATTTAGCTTAAGAGAGATCTATGTTAATCCTAAGCATGTTGTAATGTTGCGCGCCGATGAAAGTTTGGACGCAAAACACAAAGAGAAGCCCCTGATTCAAGATTTAATAAAAAAAACACGCTTCACAAAAGTTAGCATGAACACAGGGTCTAACACTTGCTTGACGGTTTGTGTTGTCGGCGACACTGATGTGATCAGCAAGAAGTTAGGAAAGTAAAATGAGCTATATTGTTTTTGGTACAGACCAGTGCCCTTTTTGTGAAAAGGCAGCTGATGAGTTAGAAAATAGAGGGCTAGAATATAAAAGCGTTTGTTTTGATGACAGTCAAAAAACAGTTTTAAAAGAGATAAAAGACGCTTACGAATGGAAAACGGTTCCAATGATCTTTCAAAGAGAGGGTAACATTATCCAGTTTATCGGTGGTTGCAACGATTTAATTAAACACTTAGAGCAAGATGAAGGATAAGACATACTCCCTGACAGTCGATGCAATGTTACAGCTTATTTACGAATCAGAAGAGCAGGTTGTAATCTCGCGTGAACTAATCTTAGAAAGTCTTGCTGATAAAGATAAAGACAGGAGAACTGTTCCTCTGTGCGAATGTTTTTCGATTAATTCAAAAATTATACAAATCTTAGATTTTGCTTTGAGAAACGGAGAGATTGGGCTTGGTGAGGACAAGGAAGACCAAATTATCTTTTCCAGCAAGGACATGATGTTGCTAGAAACTCTAGTTCTAGCCAGATATTATATGACTTTAGACCTGTCCTCGATGAACATTTCAACTTATTTCCACTAATTATGAACGTAACACTAGGCATTTTATTTTTTCTCATAGGTAACATATTGGCATGGTTCCAATTTAACTCTCAGTTTGTTTGGAGGTGGTGGGAGAACAAGCCAATACTATCGAATTTAATATTCGCTGTTCCGATGGGTATATGTTTTTGGTACGCGATTAAACACATCGTTGCTGAAACTAATGAACTCTGGGCTTCGAAACTAATTGGTTTTGGTGTTTCGAATGTTGTCTTTGCCCTCTTGACGTATCTACTACTTAAGGAGAGTGTTTTTACAGCGAAAACAATGACATGCTTGTTTTTGGCTTGCTTGATTATATTAATTCAGATTTTTTGGAAATAAAAGGAGTTATTGATGACAAAAATAGTAGAGAAGCCTTGGGGGCATGAGAATAGATGGGCCGTAACAGATAAGTATATAGGGAAGCTCTTACATATAGAGTGTGGCCACAAGCTTTCTAGGCAATATCACGAAAAGAAGGACGAATCGATTTATGTTTTAGAGGGGCGGCTTCTTTTAGAGCTTGGCTCTGAGCCAGATGTCGCTTTCATTGTTTTAGAGAAAGGGGCCTCGTGGAGGATAGAACCAGGAACAGTTCATCGTTTTTCTGCGCCATCGCAAAACTGTACTTTGATAGAGGTCTCCACGCCGGAAATTGAAGATGTCGTGCGTTTACAGGATGATTATAATAGAAAATAATATTTTTTCTTGACTAAGCCTGAACTGTGCTTATTTTTGTGCTAGTGAGGATTGCTTTAAGGATCCCACTAGTGTACTTGCTTAAAAAGGAGAAAATATTATGAATACTACACTTACAACTTATAGACCAAGCTTGCTAGGACGAAATGTTTTTGAGGATATTTTTGACTCAATGTTGGATTTTCCTCAGCTAATGCAGAGGACTACACAAGGATACCCTGTCGCGGATATCTACAAAGATGAAGACGGCTCCACCATTATGGAGTTTGCTTTAGCTGGATTTCAAAGGAAAAATTTGCATGTTGAGATTATCCCTGAAAAAAGAGAAATCCATGTCAGCGCCGACTCTCATGGCGACGAAGAGCAAAAATCGTTTAATTCACGAAGGATTGCTCGGCGTGCTTTCCATAAAACTTTTGTTAACTACGATAGCGACTTAGATTTATCTCGCGCTAACGCAAGTTATGATAATGGACTTTTAAGAATAAAGCTTCCTACAAAACCAGAGGCGGAAGCGATTAAGGTTGATATTAAATAAGTGGTTTTTACCAAAGCCCAGTATTCATTTGGATACTGGGCTTTGTTCTCTCTAGTTACGTTAGAGGGCTTTTAAAGTTGGAGTACATCCAAGATATTAAAAAATTATCAAAAAAGACTAAGAAATGCAAGCGTTTAATCGAAGGTAAAATGATCGGCGATCGCTTGATAGAAGTTCTGAGAGGCGATCCAAACGCATGTGGTTTGTCGGCAAATCAAATAGGGATAAATTTTGCCGTGTGCGTTGTTTATGTTAAACAACCTCTCGTGCTTATAAACCCTGAAATAATAGGAAAATTTGGCAAAAGTTACTTTCAAGAAGGTTGCCTATCCTTTCCAGGTTCCTATATTATGACTGAAAGGTGGACAGACATTTTAGTTAGTGCCGATAATCACAAAAAAACTTTAAGCTTTTCTTTTGATAAAGATGCTTTGGAGTGTGTTTGTGTGCAGCACGAAATTGACCACCTTAATGGCATAACAATGTTTGACAGAATGATTAATATGGAGGATTTAAATGTCAAAGTATAATACAAAGAACTCATCAACTAGCAAAAAAAAGACTAGACAAGGGAGAGGACTTTACAGTAAAGAAACTCATTCAGGTGGCGAGACATTTCATGAAGGCGCCCGGGCAGGCTCACCGCCATCAAAAACACATAGAAAAAAGAAGCCGTATAGGAGACAGGGTAAATGAAAGAGCCGTTCTTGCCAGCGCGAAAAAGCCTGCCCTTAACGACAGATGAAGATAGAAAAATGTTTGAAGAGTGGGTAAAAAGAAAAGAGCAAGAGCAGCAAGAGAAAGAAAAAGACAACGATCACGTCGTCATTGTCGATATTTAGATTGCGAGGAGAACGAACGCATGAGAGTCTACACTCCTGAAAAGAATGTTTCTATATTAGAAGAGGTTCTTAAGGAATTATACTTGCTTAAGCAAGCCATCGATCATCAGTCAACAAACGTTGACAGCCAATTGAAAATGGTCAGCAGTGTGAGAGAAAAGATACAAAAAGTAATCTCACTGGAGGAGGAAAAAACAAATGAATGAAGAGGACATTTATTATGCTTTACAACAATGCTTGGAGCAAGAGTTCTATTACTTAATTGAAGAGGAAGAGAACGATAGCGAGCTAGTGTTTCAACTAGCGCTAAAGGCGGTAGAAGATGCAAGAGATAATTTTCAGCCCATCAAGCACGTGCCTGATGACAATCTAGACGAATAGACTTGATTAAGTAAATTTTTTATTTTACTATTTTTTAATCGTGAGTATATTTATTTTTCGTAGTAATGTAAAGGAAAATGTTATGAAGTTTTTATGTGCCATTTTATTGCTTGTTGTGTCCGCATGTTCTGTTCACGACAAGGCCATTGTTAATGGCGTAGACCACTCTTTAAAGACTAAGATATCAAATGAAATAGTTAAGATTAGAAGCGCGGTACCGACAAGCGATGTTGCTGCGCCCAACTTGACATCTTCAGTTGATCGCTCCTCCATCTTCACGCCTTCATTCCGCTTTGTGCCAGTGGCACACTGCCAAGATTAATGCGCAGTAGCTCAGTTGGTAGAGCAGGCGGCTGTTAACCGCCGGGTCACAGGTTCGAGCCCTGTCTGCGCAGTTTTTTATCTTCAAAAAGGAGTTTGTATGAAGATGTTTATGATGATGCTAGCATCGATGCTAGTTTTTGTGGGTTGCAGTGACCCAGATGAGCCTACTGTCCTCGCCGAGGAAGGACAAGAGGTGGCATCTGAGGAAGCGGAGGAGTCTGATGTAGAAATTAGTGTTTCTGGGGTTGACTCAGGAGAGGAAGTTTCTACATTGGATGTAGAGCAAGAAGAGGCAGAGGAGGCTGATGCCACTGAAAGTCAAGTTGATCTCAATGAAGAGGTCGAGCCGCCCCTGGACGAGGATCCAACCAGTTTTGAAGAAGATCCTCTCCCAGATTCTTCTTTCTTTTTACCACAAATCCCGTGAGGGTAGGGGCTTCGGCCCCTTTATTTTTGGCCGAGTGGTGGAATTGGCATACACAACAGACTTAAAATCTGTCGCTCATTTGGGCTTGCGGGTTCGAGTCCCGCCTCGGCTACCACTAATGGAGAAATAATGAAGTACTTTTTAATTTTAGTTATTATATTATCATCAGGGTGTCGAGTGCCGTATCCCTCAGTCGGCATCGGCGCGCCAAGCTGGAAACAAAAATGTGTAACTGAATATACATGCGACAATAACAGAAATTGTCGAAAAAAACGCGTCTGTTATCACAGATAAAGACATTGGGCTCTTAGCTCAGTTGGTTAGAGCCCCCCGCTCATAACGGGGTGGTCCTCGGTTCAAGTCCGAGAGAGCCCACCAAACAAAAGGATAGTGTTGTGCCTAGAAAAAAAGGTTTTCGCAAAAAACCAAAAAACTTTAAAAAACTTAAAGACAACCAGCCGGTATGTAATTATATTATTAATCATGTGCGACATGGATGCTATGAGGTTATTTTGCGTGTGGGAGAGAAGCTACACTATCTGACTAATTTTCGAAACAAGAAAGCGGCCGAAAGATTTATTGCTGCCCACAAGCGCGATGAAGTCACAATAGACCCAGATACCTGCGTGCCAACGCCTGACTTCAAATAGGAGAAAAAATGTACAACTTAGGATACGCATGTATCAACATGGAGCTTTCGCAGCAACCAAAGTCTAAACGTGTCACAACAAACCGCTCTATGATTAGGCGCACGTTTGATGAAAAGGGCCTACCCTATGCTTCAGAGCTAGCCCTCGCGAACTGTCGAGACTTGCTTAAAATCTTACAGTGGAATGAAGCTAACGAAATTAGATTTTTCCGCATATCATCTGACCTGTTTCCATGGGCCTCGGAATACAAACTATCCGAGCTGCCAGATTTTGATGACATCTGCAATGCTTTGCAGGAAGCTGGCGACTTTATCGAGGATCATGGCCACCGGATTACAGCACACCCCGGTCCATTCAACAAGCTAACTTCTCCTCGCGAGCATGTTGTGCTCAACACCATCCGCGACTTGGATATACATGGCGAAGTATTTGATATGCTTGGCTTATCGCGCACACCCTACAACAAGCTCAACATTCATGTCGGCGCACATTACAATGACAAACCCATGGCTCTTGCCAACTTTAATCGCAACTTTCATCGCCTGTCTGAAGCGGCCAAAACACGCTTAACCGTTGAAAACGACGACAAAGCTAGCCTCTACTCAACTAAAGAACTGTATGAAGGTGTGCATGAAAAAATTGGTATACCAATCGTTTTTGACTATCATCATCACAAGTTTTGCACCGGTGGCCAAGACGAAGAGGAAGCCTTATTGACTGCATGTATGACTTGGGGTGATATCCGCCCGGTCGTACACTACTCGCAGTCAAGAGCAACAGAGCATAACGATCCAAAAATTAGAGCTAATGCACACTCTGATTCTTACTGGACAGCGATTAATCTTTACAATTTAGATTTGGATATTATGTTAGAGTGTAAGCACAAAGAGATTGGGCTTTACAAGATGCGTGAGCTTATGGAGGTAGCGTGAAATTTAAAGAATGGTTTAAGAGAAGGTTCAACCACAGAAACACTGAAGCGTCAGCAGAAATTATGTTAGCAACACTAATTCTATCGGGCTGGTTTGTATCTTTGTTTATATATTTGACAACAAAATAATCTGCGCCCGTAGCTCAGCTGGATAGAGCATCGGCCTTCTAAGCCGAGGGTCACAGGTTCGAATCCTGTCGGGCGTGCCACTTTCGCCTTCTTAGCTCAGTTGGTAGAGCACGCGGCTTTTAACCGCTAGGTCGTAGGTTCGAATCCTACAGGGGGCACCAAATAAGGTATCGAAATGAATAAATTTAAACAAGATGTAGAAAAAACAGAGCGTACAATTTTTTTTCTTAGTGTGTGCGGGTGTCTATCGGCAGCAGCATATGTTATAGTCGAGCTGTGCTTTTAGCCTAGGTGTGATGTGGTGAATAAAGAGTATTTTGAAAAATGGAATCCCGGCGTTGATTATCGCGAGAACCCCCATCTTTACAGTATTGGCAGGGGTCAACAGGGCGTGCTGATATGTGAGCCCTACAAGTCAGAGATCTGCGCGCATTGGCGCTTTAAGACGCCGCAAGAAGCCACCGATTCTAGCATGCAAATACTTAAAATGTTTCATGACTACCTCAGGTGTGGAGATTTTGTAGGTGCAGACATGGCAAAAAAGTTTCTGCACATGGGTTTTACCAGAGCCAGAAGGTACGCCAACCACAGAGACGGTAGAAAGTACAATCCAGATGGCTCTTTAATACCGCAGGAGCCGGACGCACTAGTCTGCGACAAGGCTGTGTCTGCGATCATATTTAGAGAGGCCTGGAAGAAGGCCAGAGAAGACAAGAAATATTTGCGAATGAAACAAGAGCACAAGGAGTTGCAAAGTGAAAGAGAATCTGTATTACAAAGCGGCGCTAGCTCATTTTCAGTCTAAGGCCGAAGAAGCCCGCGCAGTGCTAGACACGTATTTTAACCACCCAGTCGGGATTGGAGAACACTCAAAGCTTTTGGATGAAATAACACACTGGACTAAAGTTTTATCTGAAGCAGAGGAGTGCATCGCTACTTTGAAAAAGCATAAATAACCTCAATCTACTAATTATGGTAGATGAAAGTCGGCGATTTAGTAAAATTAAACATTCACTCTCACTTTACCAATGGCATAAGTGACGTCATTGGCATACCTTTTGAAACAATCGGCGTCATACTACAAAAGAAGTGCGATGTGTTCAGCGTTATGTTCCCAACGGCACGGGGAAACAAGGTTAGAAGTTTTATGAGTCAGGATTTAGAGGTAGTTAGCGAGAGCAAATGAAAGATTTCAAGCCAGCATTAATGTTTTTTACGATTGACGTGTTGCTTTTGGTTTCTATTGTTTTACTTTGGAAGGCTTGCTACTAGACAAATAACGATTTTTTTATTTTTTCACTAATTATAATATGTACTTACCATTAACAGGTCAACACAGACGAAACAAGGGGAGGGGTGAAAAAGTGAAAGTCGGTCCAGTAAACACTGGTGCTGTCTACAGGCCAACACCTGCCGGACAATCACACCAGATAGAAAACCAAGAGGCTCAAAAGAATGAGCAGAGAAAAAGCAACCAGAATAATCCAACACAAGGAGCCAGCGAAGAGACTGGCTATGGCTGCCAGGGGCACATGTCACAGAACATGAGCAGCCAAGACTTTATTTCAATGCATAATGATGCTGCTACGGATATGGTAGAGGGCATCAAAGAAATCATGGCACTTAAACTACTAGAGAAAACACTCGAAGCCATCAACAAAATGATGGATTAATTTTTTACTCGTTGTGTGCCGTGCCTATAATAAAGATGTAGACAGGCCAAAGCGGCTAATAAATATCTGAGAGGAAACAATGTTTAACGATTACAATAAAAAGAGCATCAATGAGTATTTAGCAAAAGGTAGGCCACGCTCTAAAAAAGAGATTAAGGGCGTCTTTGTCGACCGCGATGAGTGGGAGGCAGTGCAAGCGTATGCAAAAAAACACAACTGTCCTCCAAAGTTTTTAGCTAAAACTTTGATTCAATACGGCATTGATGCAGTCATGGATCAGATGAAGCATGAACTTTAAGATTAAAGTAGGCGATTTGCTGGAGACTCAAGGTAGATATGGATTTGTCACAAAGGTAACAAAAAGAAAAATCCATTATTATATATGCCACAGCAACCTTAGCACCCCTGGTGAGTTTCACGACGTAGATGTAGATTTTGTCTACAAGGCCATTGATGATGGTACGTGCGCACTCCACCTGGGCAGCAAAAAGTATAGAAGAAAAAGAGTTTTATCTACGTAGAATATATTTACTATGTAATGCACAGACAGCAAACATGGCTAGCTTGGTTTTTTCTCTGCCACTTGATGAACTTTCTCGATGCAGTTATGACCTTGTTCGCAGTGAGCAGGGGAGTAGAAGAAGCAAACCCAGTCATGGCAATGGCCCTGGAGATAGGGCCTATGGTATTTGTAGTAGTAAAGTTTACTCTCTTCGCCATAGGCTTAGAATTTATTGCTCGTCACAAGCGCATATTGCTTGCTCCTGTGTGTGTGATATATATGTCTGTTCTCGCTTGGCATATGAATTTTTGGTTTAATCATTGAAAAACTGGTACCTTTATGTTTTACTGTGCGCTGATGGTACTTACTATTGTGGTGTAACTACAGACTTGGAGCGTAGGCTACATGAGCATAACCAAACAGCTAAAGGTGCTAAGTACACTCGCTCAAGAAGGCCATCCAGCTATATACACACAAGAGTTTATAGAACACGTAGAGATGCTTTACAGGCAGAGTATAGCTTTAAAAGACTTACCAGAAAACAAAAAGAGGAGTTTATCAATGCCGCCGTATGAAAAAGAGAGGCCACCGCATGCAATCCCTTTAAGTGAATATCCAAAAGTAGGCGACATAATCCGCTGCACTGATGATGACGACATGGGCATTGTTGTTTCAACCAGCACCATTGGACCATACGGCGATAACCATAAGACAGCCGGTATGGATCTTTTCGTTGAGGTGCAGTGGCGTGACGCTGGGTTGTGTACGGATGGCTGGGATGCACGAAGTTTTAACAACTACGAATCTCTATATGAGATTGTGAGCAGAGCATGAAGAACAAGATTTTAGCAACAATGATGATGCTCGGAATGGTTGAACATGTGTATGAAAGTGAGATTTTAATCTCGTATGAGAGGGGGTCTAAGACATTTTACTCGCGAGTGTCCAAAGACTTGTCAGCATGTCTGCCTGAAGCGGGTCAGAAAGTTTATTTTATAAAAGATTATAAGGTCGTTCAGTGTGACGTGAGGGGCTTATGAAGCCCGGAGACTTAGTTAGGTGCAAGACGCCATGGGGTCCAGATACCGTTGGCACGAGCTACCACCCTATTGGAATAGTTTTGGAAAAACACCCGACAAAGTTTAAAAGGTGGAGGATACAGTGGATTTCTCCTTTTTTTGAAGTGGACGAAGGTTTTATGACAGAGGTTGATTTAGAGATAGTAGGGCATTCTGGATGAAGGTTGGCGATCTGGTAAAGTTTCGCGCGCATTATGACAAACCTTTGGGTGTCGTAGTAAGGCTAGAGACTCTAGAAGAACCACGTCATTCACAACAGGGGCGCGATGTTGCCTTCATTGTGTGGTGTAATCCATACACTCCGGTTGGTAACTACCAAACATGCCTTTTGGAAGTTTACGATGAGAGTCGGTGACTTGGTTGTTTTAAAAGAGCAATATAAAATAAAAGGCGTTGACTACGGGATGGGCGTTATTATATCTATGACTGACTATCCAGAGGAGGGCTTTACTTCCCATAAGATTATCTGGAGTGATACAGATTTTTCTTTTCACGCTGCACATGAACTGGAGGTTATCAGTGAAAGTCGGTGATACTTTAAAAAAAGTGATTGCTTGGAGGTGTGTCTCAATTTTAGTGACCATGTTGGTGCTTTTCATAGCGACTGGCGATGTTGAGTCAACTACGAACATCACTATTTTTTTGCATGCTGTTTTGATATCTTGCCACTACGGCTTTGAAAAGATGTGGTCTATGAGGATGGAAGATGAAAGTCGGTGACATGGTAAAAAATGTTCACGGCCTTTACCCTACAAACCTGGGGATTATAATATATATAAGTGAGCCCCAACTAAAAAATCCTAATGGTTGTCCCTATAGGGTATATTGGTTTGACGGGCATGAGCCCGCTTGGATGCGAGCTAGTTGGTTGGAGATTTTTAGTGAAAGTCGGTGATTTAGTTGAGTTTAACGAGTATCTTGGCTTGATAGTTGAGGCCAACAAGTGGATAACATTAGTTGAGTGGCTTGACGATAACACGGTTGAGGATGCAAAAAACTATTCAGAGTTGAAGGTGATTAGTGAAGGTAGGTGATTTGGTTACGCAGTTAGGTTGGAGCGCTGCGGGCATCGGTGTTATAGCCAAAGTTTACGGACATCAAGGCGGGGGTGAACCTGCTTACGCTAGCGTGCTCTGGCCCGATGGTGTAGTAGAAATGTCGTATTACGATTTAGAGGTAATCAGTGAAAGTCGGTGATTTAGTTGAACTAATCGGTTCATTCCACGGAGATCGTGTCGTCGGAGTGATCATCGCGTGCTCCGAGTTTAGTCCTGGCTGGCACACGATATCTTGCTCAGAAGAGTTAATACATTGGCCCGAATCGCAGCTAGAGGTTATCAGTGAAAGTTGAAGACTGGGAGTGCAATCCAAGAAAAAAATACACTGCGCTGATAGCTTTGAAATCAAAGGTAAAAACCAAAGAGAATCTTTTATCGATAGCAAAAAGAAAAAAACCTTTACCAAAATATATTAGTTCCTATAGTTTTATTGTAACAGACAGCAACCCTACGAAGCCAGTTATAGAAGCTTTAGCAATGGGCAGGTTCTTCAAAGAAGGCTGGAGTCCTAAAAACAAAGTATGGTTGGTTTGTCCTTCGCACGAGATTGAAAATGAAAGTCGGTGATTTGGTCAAAGTAAAAGGTCGTCCTGAATATGGTGCTGGCAAAATCGTTAGATTTTATGCTAATCAAAGCACTATTTTAGTTGAGTTTTCTAAAGAGGAAGCTGTGATCTACTGCGACTACTCAGAGGTAGAAGACTATGAAAGTCGGTGATTTAGTTATGCGGAATGACCGCCTTGTGAGAGACTCGCTAGGCACCGGCCTTGTAATCAAAATCCAAGAGACTGGTGTCTCTGCTTTGCCTTTTTATCAAGTCGCATGGCAACGTGGTACCAGTGATTTATACTGGTATGATGGGCCAGAGTTAGAGGTTATCAGTGAAAGTCGGTGATTTGATTAAAGACGTGGGCGATGGTGATTTTGGTATTGTCACAAGCGAAGTCTGTTCCTATAATACCATTGAAGGCCCAGCAGGACAGTATGTTTGGGTGCAGTGGAATATGTTTTCCAAGTCACAAAGAATGTCATTGACCGCAATCGAAAAAGGTTGGGTCAAGGTTATCAGCAAGTCGGAGTAAGTTATGCATTCTTCATGGATGTTCAAGCCTAAATATGACACA